GATCGGCCGTGCGGTCCGCCCCGTGCCAGATCGTCCGCATGAAATCGGTCATGGCCGTGTCGGACTGGTATTCCTTGTCCAGCACGGCGCCGATCGCGCGGGGGTTGTGCAGGTTGCGCGGGTCCTTCGCGTCGCCGAGCTTGCGCACCGCGGCCGGAGTGAGGTCGGGACGGCTGACCGCGCCGAACTTATCGGCGTTGTCCTTCAGGAACGTCGTCAGCGTATCGGCCACCTGCTCGTTGACCTGACGCTTGATGTCCATATCCTGTGCCGCCACGACGCGCGAGTAGTTCGCGATGACGTCGGCGAACGTGCCGGCCTTGATGTGCGCCGTCACCTTGCGCTGGTCGCCCAACAGCTCGACCAGTTCGGCTTGCGTGGTCGGTACGGCGCCGGCCGGCGCGTCGTCCAGTACCGCGCGGTTGCGCGCCTGGCCGAGCGTGGCGAGATCGACTCCCTGATTGGCCAGCCACTTACGCTGCCCGTCGAGAAGTCCCACGTTTGTCTTCAAAGCCTGCCCTCCCTAACGGATTGCGTGAGTGCGCGGATGTCCAGCCCGACCGGGCTGTCCGTGTCGTCCGTGAGGGGAACGGGAGTAGGTGACGGCTCGGGCGCCGGTACGGTGGTGGTACCGAGCTGAACGGCCGCGTGCAGCGACGAGAGATCGATTGCCGGTAGCATACGCTCACCGAAGCCCGCAAGGATCGCCCCGGACAGCGCGCCGAGGTCGACCGGATCCGCGGGCAGATCGATCGGCTCGGTCCGGTCGACCAGGGCCGGCGCCGGCGCCTCGTTGCGGTTGGCGTAGCGGTAGCCGAGCACGTCGCGCAGGTCCCACGTGTGACGCGGTACCGCGCTGTCCTCGGGCGCCGGATCCTTCGCCGCCGTGGTGGCCAGCCCTGCCGCTACCGCTTCATCCGGCGAGTACCACGTCTCGGCCCGCATCACGTCTCGCCACGACGTCAGCGAGCCGCCGGCCTTTTCCGCGTAGAAGCCGGCGATGGTGTCGCTCAGTTTGTCGAGCAGCGCGCCCATGGTGGCCATGTCCGCGGCGTTGCCGTAGCACAGCCCTGACGCGTCGTGAACCATCATCTGGGCGCCGCGCTGCATGGTGATGATGTCGCCGGCCATTGAGATCACCGAGGCGATTGACGCGGCCAACCCGTCCACCGAGACGTTGACAGCGGCCTTGTGGTTCTTCAACGCGTTATAGATGGCGATGCCGTCGAAGACCTCACCGCCTGGCGAGTTCACGCGCAGGTTGATCGTTGAGACGTCGAGCGCTGCCAGCTCAGCCGCGAACTGCGCCGCGGTGATGCCCCAATAGCCGATCTCATCGTAGAGCCACACCTCGGCATCGCTCGGCCGGGCCGCGTCGAGCACGATCCGGTACCACGACCGATCGGCCTCGGCCTCGGGCCGCGCGTTGACGATCTTGCGTGCGCGCTCGGCGCCGGGCGACCGCTTCACTGTCCGTCCTCCGTTGTCTCGGTGCGCCACACTGCCACGACCTGGCCCCTGCAGCGGATGCCACCGAGGCAGTGCACATACTGACCGTTCGGATAGGTCAGGTCGACCTGATTGGTGTCGGTCGACAGGCCCAGAAATTTGCCGGCCACCTTCGAACACTCCGAGCAGATGTGCGAGTCGAGCACCTCGGCCGAATAGAGCGACGCCTCGGGCGCCTGTTTGAACGTGGCCATCCGGCCGGCCATCTGGGCGCGCGACAGAGCCCCGCCTAGGTTGTCGTGCAGGAACGCGTCGCTAAGCCCCTGCAGGTGCGCCACGACGGCGTTAGCGACGGCCGCAGCCAGCGACCGGGGCGAGTAGTTGCGGATCGCTTCCCGAGCGGCCGAGTTGGTCAGCCCTTGCGCGAGCAGGATCGCCACGGTGACGGCCACGGCCGAAAGCTCGCCCTGGTCGGCATGGCCGCGCGGCGCGTGAACGCCTTGCTTGCGGGCCTCGACCACGGCCGACATTGAGCCATCCTCGGCAATCGCCGCCATGGTCACGGCGAGGATCTGACTCGCCTCGGTGGTCGACACCGAGAGGTGCTGCAGCGCGGACACGTCGTGCGTCTCGACGGCCGCCATGACCTGTAGCCGAATCTCATCGATCTGCGCCGCGGTGATGTCCTTCCACCGAGCGAGCAGGGTGTCGAGGCGCCGTTGCCAGTCCTCCTGCACGGGGCCGAGGTCGACGTCGCCGGCCGGCCCGGGGTCGGCCTGCGCGCGCACGCGGTGTCGGTGGCGAGCTGCAGCCGGGTCGGCTGCTGGATCGGCGCCGAAGGATGGCGCCGGCGCCTTTTCGGGCTCGGGCAATGTGAGGTCGAGCGGCGCGCCAGCGGCGACCAGCACCTCGCGCGCTTCCTGCCACGTCACCACGGTATCGACACCTACGTATATCTTCTGGATCATCTCGGCGACGGCCGCCGCCGTGGCGGCCGGAGTGACCGTGCCTGTGGTCGACGCGGCGACGTTGAACTCGGGCAGGCCGAGGTAAGCGCACGCGTCGGCTGCGGGTACGCCAGCGTTGAGCAGGTCGACAAACGCCTTGACCTTGCTGTCGCGCTCCTGATTCTCCTGCTCTGAATCGTCCTTGACGGGAGAGTCATAGTCGAACTCATAGCCCACACCGAGCGGGCCGAACAAGGGCAGGTAGTCGTTATTGAGTAGACCTTTCCAGCGGTCCGCCCGGGTCACGGTGTGGTACTCGGCGAAGAACCGCTCGGATGCGTCCGCGCTGGCCCGGTTCGCATCCTCTGTGTTGCCGATCATGAATTTGGGGAACGCGAACGCTTCTCGGATCACATCACTCGACACCGAGCGCAGTGTCGAGAATTCCATGTCCCGCTGCGTGTACTTGCGCTCGACCCATTTGCCTTTTTCGAGGATGGCGACGCGATGCGCGTTGGCCGTCCCCTGATGCTGCTCGCGCCAGCGTCCCTGAATCGTGTTGAACTCGACGTCATCAAGCATGTCCTCGAACTCGATAACGCCGCCGGGCTCGGCCGAGTTGCGGAAGAAATTCCGGTTCCATTCGCTGATGTACCGGGTCGCCTCGGCATCGGTGCGGATCGACTGGACGGGACCGGCGCCGAGGTACGGGTCGGCCGGGTCGGGCATCCGGACCATGAGGACGTCCTCGGCCCGGAGCGGGATCTTTTCGCCGTTCGGTCCGCGGTACATCCACCCGACAAGAAACTCGGTCGGGTGCGTGATCGGTGTCATCTTGTCCGGGCGGACCGGCCAGAGTTCGAGCGGCACGGTCGGGAACATCGGGTTACGGCCGACCACCCAGAATGCGTAGCCAGCGAGGTCGACGTGCTGCTGTCCCGTCTCGAACAGTTCTTGCCGCGAGTAGAAGTCGTTCGGACGGTTGAGCACAGTCAAGGCCGGGTGTGTGGTGACCTCGATCCGGTCCTCGGGCTTGCCGGACGGCGCCGAGCGATACAGGTGCCATTTCAGTCGGGCAACCGACACCGATTCCATGGACACGATTGCAAACAGGGTGCCGACGCTGCTGTAGAGCATCATCGATGCTTCGGCGCTACCGTTGCCGGCGCCACCGGGCCACGCGACGTTAGACGTCGAACTCACGTACGGTACCGGCGCCTCATCGCGGACAGTCCGCCGGGCGATGGTTTTGCCGATGGACGCGAGCAGGCTGCTCACGACAGACGCCGCTCATCGGGGCCGGCCTGGTCGACGCGCCAGCTCAACGCCAGCGCACCGAGCCCGCCGACGACCACGCCGAGCGGAAGCAACCACATACCCACCCCGACAGCGATGCTGGCCAGCCCGAGCGTGTCGAGCAGCAACGTCGGGCGGACGCGGCGACCGCGTACGGACGTAGCGGCTCGGGCAAGCAGCGCTCTCAAAAGAACCTCACGTTAGGTCGGCCGACCGTGTCGATCTGAGCGACAAGATACCGCATGGTGTCGCAGCCGTGATCATCCTCTTTGACGGGAGTTTCCTTGACTCCCTTTCCGGCCTTCCGATCCCACACATACCCGACCATTTCCTCGGCGGTACAGGTCGGTCGCTTCGCCTCAACCAGCAGTGGATCTTGCCGGCGACAGGCGCCCCGCATCAGGAACAACCGCGGCCGGCCGTCGGGTGGCTGCGGCCGTAGCCGACGCTGGACGCTCTGGATCCCCTCGATCACCGCCTTGTTCGCCGCCGTGGTCGACAGCCCGACCCGTTGCGAGAACGTCTCGCGTCCCTCCGCGTCGTGGTCGCAGACGATTGCCCGGGGCTTCGGTTCCTTCCAGTGCCAGCGGTCGCCCGGTAGCGGGTCTGCCACCTCCGCCATGATCGTGTTGGCGTGCTGGTCGACAGTCTGCTGTGTGCGGTATATCTCGCGGTACATATAGAGCCGGCCGTCTGGATCCTGCGCCCAACACTGCAGTACGAACGGGTTAGTGAAGCCGAAGTCAATCGCCCACCAACGCGTCCAGTGAACCGGAATGTCGAACGGGTCGATGACGTGCACCGCCGGATCCCATTCGTCGTAAACCAGCCCTTCGGCCGCAACCCACAAACCGCGCCGCAGCCGTTGGTAGCGCACCCCGGTCAGCTTGTCGAGCTTCGCAATGTAGGCCTTGCCGAACTCTGTGATCTTGCCCGAGTCATCGAATAGCGTCGGGTTGTCTTCGTGGCGGCTCTCCAGCATCCGGGCCGCCCCGGACTGCGCGCGCAGATAGAGCCAGTGCCACGGCGCGTCAGGGTTGCAGTCGGCGATGAGTTGCTGAAACGACATCACGCCGTGCCGCAGCCGGGTTGTGATCGCCTCCCAATCGTCCGGGGTCAGCT